TACCCTGAAACACAATCGATGGACCGTCGGTCCCATCTGTATGGGTGATTGTCCCAACAGCGATGTTGATGTCTGCCGTAAGAGACTGAGCAACTACAGCAATCAGTGTGTCATAGGCACGATCAAAAGTAACAGTGTAAGTGCCACTTCCGCCATCAGCAAACGAGAAACCTGAGCCAGAGGTAATAGAAGCAGTGCCAGTGCCGTCAATTCGGCCAGCAACAACCATTTGTTCTTTTGGGTGATTTGATCCTAAAAGTCCCATAATACTCTCCTATTATGCCAGCGCAATGCGAGCGTTAAAGCCAGGTGCAGTGCACAAAAGGTTTCCGTAGTAACCCCAGCGGTACTCGACACCATCTTCATTACTTTGGCGAAGCCCCTTGAGGCCATCGAAGTCAAGAAGACGAGGTGCAGAACCAAGGGACTTAAACTGCCATGTATCCATCTGAAGCATGTAACAAACTCCAACTGGACAGTTATGGTCAGCAACGATGTCAATCATGCCAGCAGGTGATGCAAGCTGAAGAGTTGCAAAACCAAACTTAGCTGAAGCATCATCAGCGTCAAAACGACGACGGTTGTTTGCTCCAGATTTAACAGCAGTACCTTCCATATCCAATGCAAGTTCCTGCCAGTCAGCAGGGTTCATGAATACTTTGTCAGGTCGACCACCTTCACGAGCAACAGTTACCGCGCCAGCGATAAGAGTTGAAACGTGTGATGAGTCAGTAAAATCAATCTTCTGACCACCAAGGCGGCTTGCATCAACATAACGATCTACACCAAAGTGTGAATCACCAGAAGAAGCAACTGTGCTTGGAAGCCAAGAATCAATACCAGCCATCTTAATGTTTGAACCACCGTTAGCAGCATCGCCTTCAACATAAAGGAAATCATCATTTCCAAGTGAAGCCATTGCTGTTCCTGGTGCAACAGATGTGGTGAAAGTGCCCGCTTTACGGTCAACACTGGCAACAGTGATAACACCGTCATAAAGCGCAGATCCGTCAGTAGCGCTACCCTTCAAGCGCATGCCTACTTCAATCTGAAGAGTTCCGCCTGATGTAAGAGTAACGGTTGAACCTGAAACACCACTACTTGCAGCAAGCTGGCAAACTGCACCAGTACCACTGCGATAGATGTCTCGGCCCATTGCACGAGAAAGTGCATGAAGAGCTGAGTCAGTCTTAGACTTAGCAACGTCAAGCAAAGAACCTTCGCTACCGTCAGCGGCAAGAAGAGTTTCGTTGTCTACGCTTACGATTGCATAGTCTTTAACCCGTGTAACCACGAAGTCTTTAAGCAATGTACCTGTGCGGTTTGCCTGGGCAGTTGCAAAGGTAGCACTACGACCGTGAGTCATTCCGTACTCAACAGCATAGGTTGCGTTTCGTCCTGGGAAGCTTGTGTTCTTCGGAATCATCGCAAGAAGAGGGTTGTTTTTGTAAACAAGATTTTCGACCTTCTTGATCGGGTACATGTGCTTCATGGCCGATAAGAAGTTAGTTGAATTAAAGGAAGCCATTGCTCCCCTCCTTCCTTAAGTTACGTGAAGAGTTTGCCCTTAAACATCTCTCTGACTTCTTCGTAAGACATTTCCTCGGGATCTGTCCTAGTCGGTTGTTGTTGAAATCTAGAGGATAGTGTTGCGCCTGGGCTCTTTGTTGTTTTCATTGCTTCTGGATTATATCTTTGGAGTTTCTGCATAACCTTTGGGTCTTTGTAAAAACTCTCTTCACGCTCCCGGAGTCCGGATTCAATTTTTTCAAATGCTTCTTCGATACTAATTTCTTCGCCAGTGTTTCGATAATGAGTAAGCATCCCATTAACGATATCCTTGGCAGTGCAGGTTTCCTTGATAATGGGATAACCTTCAGCCTTAACAGCATACTGCTCAACTTGCTGACATAAGCCTGAGAAGGCTGCCTGCTGCTGAGACTTTACTTGCTGCTCTTGCTGCATTTTTTCTTTCTGAGCCATGCGAGCTTTAAGCTGATGAACTTCTCTCATCGCCTCGCTCTCACCACCCTCACCCTGGATCAAACGCTGAGTCCAGTTTTTATAATACTCGTTAGGGTCAATCCCCTGAGAACGAAAAAACTCTTCAGGGTTATTCGCAAGCATCTCCTTCATGGAGTTCATAGATGCAAGCTCTTGTTCTTTTTGCTTTAAAGCTGCCTCTCGCTGCTTCAGGGTGATAGCCTGTTCGCGCTGGGCCTTGTCTCTTTTAATGTTCTCAAGGAACTGTTTACTTTTCGGCTGCTCTTGTGGCGCCGGTAGCTGCTCTACGACAGCGTTTTCTTCAACAGGTGAAGGCTCATCTGAAAACAAGTTAAAGCTTTCAGGCATCTCGGGCTCAACGGATTCTTGTACCGCTGGCTGAGATTCTACTGGTGCTGATTCTGCTACTGCTTCTTCCATTATCTATGCTCCTAAACGGGTAATCCTGGGACTGGTGGGCCAGCCATTGCTCCTCAATCTGGACCCCCTGGCCCGATTCCGGGTGGTGCTGCGGGCGGTAAACCCGGTGGCATCATTGGGGGTGGTGCTGGTGGTCCTGGCGGCATACCCATAGGCATACCCATTGGCATTCCCATAGGACCTGGCGCTGGTGCTTGCGCTCCTGGTTGCTGAACTGCTGGCGGCTTATTGCCTTGCTGGATTAATGAGTTTGCTTGGCTCATCCATCTTCGCAGTAGCTCGAGCTTGTTGTCAGGAACATCTTCAATAATAGCCAAGTTATAGGCTTGCTGAAACCTTGCGATAGCAAACTCCAGATTCATGTATGGCTCTGGAGAGATATACTTATCGTTTTCAATAATTGATTCGATAATCATATCGATCACATCCATGTAGGATGTTTTCATTTTGTTTGCTTGTTCAAGGTCTGGGAAATCGAGTAACTGGTGAGCTTCTTCGGTGGTAAAGAAACCATTCATATGCATCTCGGCAACAGATGAAAGCTTAGCTGCCGGTGTCTGAGGTAGTGATCCTATCGGGCTTATCTGGATAACATACTCATCATCTTCAAGACTGATGTCTGACCAGTTAATTTTCTCAAGCCCTGTCTTACCGTCAAAGCTAATAACCTTATAGGGTGAATCCTCTTTATGAGAATCTCTGATTAGCTTGATAATCTGCTCACTAAGATCAAGAAACATTTGCTCATAGGCTTGGCCAACGACCATAAACCGCTCTGACTCAATATCGGAAAACTCACGAAGAGCCCGACCAGATTCAAGTCCTGCGGGTTTTTTAGATTGTGCAGCGAGTTGAGAAATGCCTGTCATTTCGTAGGCTCGATCAACGAGTCTATCTAGGTGAGCAAACATTTCTCCGGATACAGATCGTGGTACAAAGAACTGGGGAGGGGTTCCTCGGTACTTAATTGCACCCCAAATCTTATTATTCAGATGAGACTGAACAATTTTGGATGTATCCTCAATGAACACCTTGGGGGTAGCAAGGTGCATTTGTTCCTGAATCCTGGCTAGGAGTTTATTAATGTCTACCTGGATGCCTTTAACTTCTTTGCCAAGGCCATTACCCCAAAAGCTGGACGGATTATCGGACCACTTAATAAATGCAAATGGGAAGTAATCTTTATCCCATTGCTCATCTAACAAGGTTGCATTGTTTGTGCAGATGATATGACGCCCATCAGTTGCGTCAGGTCCACTCGGCAAATGCCAAGCTTCGTGACACTCAACCATGTCCGTATCACGGTCTTGTTCTTCGCTGGTTATGTCTGATCGAGATTCGGACTTCGCCATGATCTCATTCTTTTTGTCTGGAAACATTTCAGCAAGGACATGCTTTGATACTTTTTTGGTTTGAAACAACTGACGGGGTGAGTTCCCATTTTCAACTTCAATGGGATCAAGAGTCAATTCGTAAGTTGGTACACGTTCGGCTTTGATTTTTCCGTGCTCATTGAAAAGCTTAATGGCTCCGGTTCCCATAATGCATGAATCGAGAAATGCTCTTTGCGCTACTCGATACATTCGCATGGAATAGAACTGACCCTGCATTAGCTTCTTAAAGAGTTTTGATTTTCTCTTCTTAGAAAAAGAGCCACCTTCAGTGAGGAAGTTAATAGCTGGCCGATGTTTTGCGATTTTTGCGGTAGCAGCTTGGCAGATGGAGTGGACGATATTAAACGTAATCCTTGGTTGCTTCATGAGGCTGTAATGATTTGCGCCATGAGAATACCTGGAGTGCGGTGGCCTGCCATTGAATAGGCCCGAGTAGGTAGCAAGGTCGCGGTAGTAGAGATCCTGTTCGTCTCTCAGAACAGTAATAAACTTACTGATTGCAGAGTGAGGGTCTTCCTCTGCCTGCCACCAGAAAGCATCTCCATAAATACCGTAACTCATTAGCCAGCACTCCTATAAAGATAATCTTCTTCAGAGAATCCAAGATCATCAACCTCCGGACTAGCAGCCTGCTCTTCAGGCACAGAACCGGTGTTATCATATTGATCGAAGTTGAATTGCTGCATTGGCTGAACAGCCTCCATTGGAGGTGCAAAGACAATCTCAACTTCAGAATCTTTGTAGCTTGCTACTCCAGCATCCTTAAGCATTTTAAGAATACTCTTGAGCTTCTTAGTCGTCGGTGCTGATTCAGGCTTCTTTTCAGTCATTGCTTCCTCTAATTGTATAGGTCGGCTTCACTATATCCCTCGCCCCATACGTCAGGATCATACTTTGATTCACTGTCCTGTTCAACAAGTCTTTGCTCAATCTCATCTTCATACCGCTTCCACCACTCCTTAGACCCCTTGATGGGTTCAAATGGGGCTTCTTCATAGAGATAGTGGCGACTTTCCATCCAGGCATATAGGCAAGCATCGGATAAGTGGTTATCAAAACGCTTATCTTCGGCGGTCTTGGCCTTGTTGAACTGGAGCTTATCCCATTCCTGAAGTAGCTCAAGGCCATGATGAACCTGTATTTTCCCCGACTGAAGGTCTGAGTTCATAAGCTTAATCATCCCAACCTTATCCCCAGTTTTCTTTGCAGGCTTAACAGGGATTCCAGATCGTTGCTTAAACTCTTCCAGGAGCATTCGAGATGCACCGCCACCGGTATCCATGACAATAGAGGTAAAGTTATAGTCATTCATGAATCTCTGAATCTTTTCACCTACTTCAGAGGTTAGCATCTTAGTTTGCTTGTGCTCATCGATTACATATAGGTTTGGG